GCATTATCAAATGAAGGCAGAAGGTAAGCTTGATGACCAAGCCTACATGAAACGATGGCTCAATGACCCTGATAATCGTGCATTTCGCACAAGACCTGGAGAAGTTTAATGGATAGTAAGACCATTGGAATTTTGGTTCCAACACGGGATTTTGTTAACTCTGGATTTGCTTTTGATTTAGCGAGACTAGTAGGATTTACAGTAGGTACATCCAATCACAAAGTAGTGATTTACACTAGTTCTGGCACTTTGTTGTCAGCACAACGTCAGGATTTGGCTAGGGATGCGGTAGCAGCAGAATGCACCCATACCCTATGGTTAGATAGCGATATGAGATTTCCTAAAGACTCGATTATTCGCTTGTTAAAGCATGATACGGGTATTGTTTGTGGAAACTATGCCAAGCGTAGATTTCCGACTGAACCTATTGCGGTAAAGAAAAATACCCCAGATATGGATGCAACATTTGTAAATCGGGTATATACTGAGGACGATTCAACAGGACTTGTTGAAGTAGACTACTGCGGAATGGGTGTAATGCTCGTGAAATCCGAAGTCTATAAATCTATGGAATATCCTTGGTTTGCTATCCCTTGGGTTCCTGCTGCGGAAGACTACATCGGTGAAGATGTATGGTTTTGCCGTAGAGCCGCACAGAACGGGCATAAAACATATATTGACCAAGATCTCTCAAAACAGATCTTTCATATTGGTACATTTGAGTACAAACATGAGCATACACTAGCGTGTAGGGATGTAGAAAATGGCACTTGATACTTTTAGTGGACTGAAGACAACGATTTCTGATTATCTTAATCGGGATGACTTGACTTCTATTATTCCTTCATTTATCACTCTGGCAGAAGCTAAATTTAATCGTAAATTGCGTGTTCGTCAGATGGTAAAGAGGGCTACTGCCACTTTAGATACTCAGTATTTTGCCTTCCCTGGAGACTTTCTTCAGGCTAAAGAATTCCAACTGAATACAAATCCTATTACCTATTTGCAGTATGTCACTCAAAATCAAGGTGACTATGGTTCTGCAAATCAATATATTTCTGCTGGTAAGCCACAATTTTATACAATCATTGGAACTCAAATTCAAGTGATTCCTACTCCTGATACTGGTTATACAGGTGAGTTAACTTACTATGGTAAGATTCCTGCGTTGAGTGATTCAAACACAAGCAACTGGCTATTAGTTTACGCCCCAGACTTGTACTTATATGGTGCATTGCTTGAGGCAACTCCATATTTGAAAGATGATGAACGTCTTGCCACATGGAGTACGTTGTATACAAACTCCTTGGGCGACATGGAAATAGCAGATCAAAGGGCATCTGTTGCTTCCACTCCTATTGTTCGTGCCCGATCTTTGGGGTAAAAAATGGCAGGATCATTCTCAGATTATCTTGAAGACAAGCTTCTAAAACACGCTTTTACCAATACTGCATATACACCTGCAACAACTCTTTATGTTGGTTTATATACTGCCGCACCTACTGATGCGGGTGGCGGTACACAAATCTCTGTTAGTGGTTATGCTCGTGTTTCAGTAGCATTTACTGTAAGTGGTACAACTACATTGGCGACAAATAGTGCTGCCGTAGAGTTTGCCGCAGCTACAGCCTCTTGGGGAACTATTGTTGCGGTAGGAATCTTTGATGCCTCTACTTCAGGTAACTTGTTGGCATGGGCAGATTTAACCACTAGTAAAACTATTGATACAGGTGATATTTTCCGCATCCCTGCAGGTGATCTAGACATTACATTGAGTTAATCATGGCACTTGTACTTGCTGATCGGGTAAAGGAAACTACTACCACAACAGGCACAACAGATTTTGTACTTAGTGGTGCTGTAAGTGGTTTTCAGACATTTTCTGCTGGTGTCGGTAATAGCAATACAACTTACTATGCCGTTGCACTAGGTGCTGATTGGGAAATTGGCCTTGGTACGCTATCTGCCGATGGTCTAACGCTTGCTAGAACAACTGTTTTGCAGTCTAGCAATAGCGATACAAAGGTATCCTTTGCCGCAGGAGCTAAAGATGTATTTGTTACTTATCCTGCTGATAAAGCAGTATTAACAGATGCCACTCAGACGCTTACAAATAAGACTTTAACTAGTCCTACATTAACAACACCTGCCCTTGGTACTCCCGCTAGTGGCGTTGCAACCAATTTGACTGGTTTGCCACTAACAACTGGTGTCACAGGTCAACTTCCCGTTGCAAATGGTGGAACAGGAACAGCAACTCCTAGTATTGTTGCGGGTACAAACGTAACTGTTACTGGCACATGGCCTAATCAAACCATTGCGGCTTCTGCTGGTGGCTCTGGAACTGTCACTAGCGTTGCGGCTACAGTCCCAAGTGTTTTTAGTGTCTCAGGTTCACCTATTACCACATCTGGCACATTGGCAATGACTTACTCAGGTACTGCTTTGCCAGTAGCCAATGGCGGTACAGGCTTAACAACAACCCCTGCCAATGGTGCTTTGGACATAGGTAATGGAACAGGATTTACTAGAGCAACATTGACTGCGGGAACAAACGTAACAATTACCAATGGTACTGGCTCAATTACAATTGCTGCCTCTGGTGCTTCTGCTGCTACGCCTACTGCATTGGGTACTGTGTATGGGAAAACAGATACAGGATCAATTACTTTTTTGGGTTACCAAGCTGGTAATGCGTCTTCAACAGCTGGACACAATGTGGCAGTCGGTGCTAGTGCTATGGCAGCAATTACATCTGGCACAAGAAATATTGTGCTTGGTAGTTACGCAGCAGCAGCTTTGACAACTGGTGAGGGTAATGTTGTCCTTGGTACTTTTGGTGTTGGTTCTGGAACAAACACTTTTTCTGCCAACACAAGTGGCAGCAACAACATTGCCATTGGTGGAGAATCACTAAATTCCAACACAACTGTCAATAACAACATTGCAGTTGGCTACAGAGCATTATCAGCAAATACAACAGGAACACCCAATTTAGCAATTGGTATATCTGCATTGCAAGCCAACACTACTGGTGGAAGTAATGTTGCGCTTGGTGATAACACTTTGCGTTCCAACACCACAGCATCTAACAACACTGCTGTAGGTTATCAGGCTGGATACTCAAACACTACAGCGTCTGGTAATACTTCTGTAGGTTATGTAGCTTTATATAACAATACCACGGGCACAAACAACACTGCTATTGGTTTTGGTGTTGGTTATTCTCTTACAAGTGGTACTAAAAATACATTTGTTGGAGAGAGTGCTGGAACTGACACAACGACCGGAAACTATAACGTCTATATTGGGCATAACGTCAGAGGAAGTGCGACAACCAATACAAATGAAATCAACATTGCTGGTTCAAACAATGCTGCGACTTATGGCAAGGGTTCAAACACAGGATTTATAAATCCTAATGGCGGTGGTGTTTATCAAGGCAACAATTCTGCTGCTTGGTCAATTACTTCTGACCAGCGTTTAAAGAAAAACATTGTTGACAATAATACTGGTTTAGAAAAAATCACGCAAATTCAAGTGCGTAATTTTGAGTATAGATTACCAGAAGAAATTAGTGAGTTGCCACAAGACCAAGCCGTTAAAAAGCAAGGTATTCAGCTTGGTGTTATTGCTCAAGAACTGCAAGCAATCTTGCCTGAGTGCGTTAAAACAGAATCTACTGGTGTGATGACTGTAGACCAAGACAATCTTACTTGGTACTTAATTAACGCAGTCAAAGAATTGTCTGCTCGTGTAAAACAATTGGAAGGAAACTGATATGACTACTGAAACACAAACACCAGAACAAATTGCCAAGCACTACTCTGCTGCAATGGACTCAGTTAACCTGATTAACGCAGGGAAGCCAGAGGACATGACTGCTGAAGATTGGTCAGACTGCTTGTCACGCAACAAAGAGCATTTGAAAATCATGTTGGCTAAAGACTATTGGACAACTGAAAACCTTGCACCATTGCAAGCCGCTTCTGTCTAATCATCTTAAATAATAATGTTTGGTTTTTATGCACTATCAGAAGCGCCTTTTTCATCACTAGCGGGTGGTGTTCAGGATGCGTCTGCCAATATAACGGCAGATTCTTCAGTTACTGCAAGTGCAATTTATCTTGGAAATGCTAATGCTTTAATTGCAGATACTTCTGTATTAGAATTAAATGCCTATAGGACTTTAGTAGGAAGTGGAAATGTTGATTCTGTTTCTAGCATTACGGCATCTGGCGTAATCATAAGAGACACAATTCTTATAATTTTTCCAGAAAGTTTTGTATCTGCTAATGGTGTATCAATATTTGTATCTTCTGCGATAATTACTGATAGTTCAAGTATTCAAGCATCAGGAGTTAAAAAGTGGGAAAATGTAACAGATATTACTGAGATTTGGACTGCAACAACTGACATAAGTGAGACTTGGACTGCAACAACTGATATTTCTGAGACTTGGACTGCAATAACCGATACAAGTGAAACTTGGACAACTGTAGAAGATGTGTCTGAATCTTGGGCAACAATTAATTAAGAGGTAATTATGGCTGATACCACAACCACCAATCTAGGTCTAACAAAGCCAGAAGTTGGCGCATCTACAGATACTTGGGGAACCAAGATAAATACTGACTTAGACAGCATTGATGCCTTATTTGATGCTGGTCCTGTGCTTAAAGTCACCAAAGGTGGTACTGGTGGAGCTACGGCAAGTGCTGCTCGTTCTGCACTAAGTGCCGCCCAATCTGGTGCTAATAGCGATATCACCTCTATTACTGGCTTAACTACTGCTTTGACAACTGCTCAAGGTGGTACGGGTAACGCTAATGGAACTGTTGCCAAGGTCGCTACTACTGGTTTTTCTATTGAAGAATCTGGTGGTAAGTTGCTATTTAAATATGGTGCAACGACAATTGCAAGCATGAGTAGTGCGGGAGTGTTTAAGACACTTAGCGATATTAACTCTAATGACACACCATAAGGAAGTAATAAAATGGCTACGAAACTAGTATCAACTGGAATCACATTTCCAGATACAACGACACAAACTACGGCATTTACTGATAGTGGTTTTTTCCGAATTCAAGTCTTCACTTCATCTGGTACATGGACTATTCCTGCGGGAGTTTCTAAATGTAAAGTAACTGTTACTGGCGCAGGTGGAGGCGGTGGCTATGGCAATGCTAGTGATGGTGGTCAAGGTGGAGGCGCTGCTGGTACTGCCATTAAATATGTAACATTGTCAGGATCTACTGCAACAATTACTATTGGTACTGGTGGTACTGGTGGTACTGCTGGTAATAATGGTAATGCAGGTGGAGATTCTTCATTCGTAAATAGCACAACTACTGTAACTGGTGGTGGCGGTGGTGGTGGTGTTATTGGTGGTAGTCAAAATGGTGGCACTGCTTCTGGTGGCGACATTAATCTATTTGGTGGCGATGGAAATGGAACTACTACTACTTCAACCATAAGACTTGGAACTAGTGGCGGTACATCTTTTTGGGGCGGTGGCGGTGCAGGTAATAATGGTGCTGCATACGCAGGTCGTGCCTATGGCTCTGGCGGTGGTGGTGGTTATGGTGGTACACCCGCATCTGGTGCTGGTGGAATCATTGTGATTGAGTTTTAAAATGTCAGATGTAAGCCATGAGCAAATATATGAGCGACTGATTGCCGTAGAAGGCAAGGTAGATCGCATCGATAACAATACAAAGGGTCTTGTAGACGCTATGAGTGCCTTAGAAGGCGCTTTTAAAGTATTGGGATGGGTGGCTTCTGCTGCCAAGCCTATTCTATGGGTGGCTGGTCTTGTAATGGCGGCAGGTGCTGTTTGGCAAACGTGGCTTAAAAAGTAATGGCTAATGTAAAGCAACAGTTAGACATACCTGCGATACCATCATTGGGTACGTCAGGAGTTGTCTATTCTCAAAGTCTCCAGAATCAAAATAATGGACTTTTGAGGTTGTTTTTTACTAAATTACTTAACGTAATACAGTCTGTTATTGGCCCAAAGGGTGGTAAGTATTTGAATAACCCACATGGGGCTTTTCAAGATTCTACTGACCAAGTTGCCGCTAACACTACAACGGCTTATGCCGTTACATTCAATACTACAGACTTTAGTAATGGCGTGACAATAGCAAGTGGGTCTAGAATTACTGTGGCAGATGATGCAATCTGGAACTTGCAGTTTTCCATTCAGTTCACAAATACAACAAATACTACTCAGGATGTAGATGTCTGGTTTCGGGTTAATGGTACAAATTCTGCAAACTCAAACAGTAGATTTGGCCTTGCACCAAGAAAATCTGCTGGAGATCCATATCACACCATTGCTGCAATAAATTATTTTTTGAGCTTAAATGCAACTGATTATGTTGAGATCATGTGGAGGCCAACCGATGTTGGTGTCACTATTGAGCAATATGCTGCAGGAACAAGCCCCACAAGGCCAGCAGTCCCATCAGCCATTGCTACAATGAGCTTTGTGTCTAACCTACCAAACTGATAGACTACGAATATGGCTTACATTCCACTACAAATTCCTCCAGGCGTATACAAGAATGGTACTGAGTATCAGTCTAAAGGGCGTTGGAACGGCTCAAATTTGGTACGTTGGTACGAAGGTACTATACGTCCAGTAGGTGGATGGCGTAAGCGGTCTACTAATCAATTAACTGGCATGGCTAGGGGGTTGATAAACTGGAAAGACAATACAAACAATCGTAGAATCGGCATTGGTACACATTCCAAGCTTTATTCAATGAATGAAGCAGGTGCTTTGACAGACATCACTCCAGCAACTTTTACTGTTGGAGATGCAGATGCCGTAGTCAAGATTGGCTATGGCTATGGTGTTTATGGAAGTTCTGCCTATGGTGTTGCTAGACCAGACTTGGGATCAAACACACCCGCTACTACTTGGAGTATGGACACTTGGGGTGAGTATTTAGTTGCTTGCTCATCAAAGGATGGTCAGATACTTGAATGGCAATTAAATACTGCCAATGATGCTGTTGCTATTACTAATGCACCAACAAGTTGTACAGGTCTTATTGTTACTCAAGAACGATTCTTATTTGCACTTGGGGCAGGTGGGAATCCTCGTAAAGTTCAATGGTGTGACCAAGAAAACAATACTATATGGACTCCTGCTGCCACAAACCAAGCGGGTGACTTTGAGTTGACTACAGTTGGCTCTTTGCAATGCGCTAAACGCATTCGAGGCGCTACTATTCTGTTTACTGATGTTGATGTGCATACTGCCACATATATTGGCCCACCTTTTATCTACAGTTTTGAGCGTGTAGGCTCTGGTTGTGGAGTTATTTCTAAGCAATCAGTAGCCGCTACTGATAATGCTTGTATTTGGATGTCTGGATCAGGCTTCTGGATATACGATGGTTTTGTAAAGCCATTGGCATCAGATGTGTCAGATTATGTGTTTAGCAACATTAATACTGCACAGCAATCAAAAGTATATTGTGTCCATAACTCCACCTATGGTGAAATCTGGTGGTTTTACCCAAGTGCAACGTCTACTGAGGTAGATTCCTATGTTTCTTACAACTATCGTGAGAATCATTGGGCTATTGGCACTTTGGCTCGTACTTGTGGTACAGATCGTGGCATCTTTTCTAATGTAATTATGGTGTCAACTGATGGCTATGTTTATGAGCATGAAGTTGGATTTTCTTATGATGGTCAGACATTGTTTGCTGAGTCAGGACCAGTAGAGCTAGGCAATGGGGATAGAACCATGAGTTTGACAGGACTAGTTCCTGACGAAAAGAACTTGGGTGATGTAAAAGCTAGATTTAGCACTAAGTTCTACCCAACAAGCACGGAATATAGTTATGGTCCATACACAATGGTTAATCCGACTTCTGTGCGGATAAGCGGTAGACAGATTGCCGTCAAGATAGAGGGAAATACTCTAACTGATTGGCGTGTTGGGACTATTAGATTTGATGGGAAGCTTGGTAGCATGAGATGATAGATTGCAGTAGTTTTACTGAAAATGGGAAGCCAAAATGGTGGGTTCCTTATTTTCTGGAAAGTGAGCAATTATTATTAAATGCGCTAGAATATAGTAACGGAACGCATAGTCTTGAGGATGTCGCAATGGCCCTCAATAGAGATGAAATGCAATTTTGGCCTGGTATCAATACCGCCATCGTTACTGAAATAATTACCCATCCAAAGCAGAAATCAATTCACATATTCCTAGCGTCAGGAGATATGGATGAAGTTATACGAATACTACCTTATGTTGAAAAACATGGGAAACTGGAAGGTTGCACCCACATGACCATGACAGGTAGAAAAGGGTGGGAAAAGGTTATGAGTAAGATTTACAAAGTTGAACCAAGAATTTTCTTGAGTACGGAGATATAAGATGAGTTTATCAAGTTCCAAACAATCATCGCAATCGCAACTAGATCCCGCATTTAGAGATGCTTATTTAGCCAATTTAGAGGCTTCTCAAGCTACTGCGGCTGGTTTAGCGCCTAGAGAGTTTGCGGGTTTTACTCCTGACCAACAAGCAGGATTTGGTATTACTCGCCAGTTTGCCGATCCCAATAGTCAGCAAATGAGACAACTTGGTACTGCGGCTAATTTGGCGACTAGTGCAGGGCTATATCGTCCACAGCAAGTTTCAGCACAAGGGATGACTGCATCTTTGGCTAATGCGGCTCAATTAGGGCGTGATACAGTTCGTGATGTTGAGGCAGAGCGTATTGCGGCAGAGCGTATTGCTTCAGGCAGAGTTACTGGCGCTGATGTAACTTCAGAAGCATTGGGTCAAATTGCTCCTCAAGCCCGTGGAAACATTCGTGATATTACTGCTGGTTCATTTTTGAATCAGAATCTGCAACAGTATATGAATCCATATACACAAGCAGTTACTGAGCAAAGTTTGGCAGATTTAGAGCGTTCAAGGCAGTTGCAACAGCAACAGACTGCGGCTCAAGCTACTGCGGCTCGTGCTTTTGGTGGATCACGCCAAGGTGTTGCTGAAGCAGAAACTAATCGTGCATTTGGAGAGAATGCGGCTCGTTTGGTTGCCCAACAGAATGCTGCGGCTTATCAAGCGGCTCAACAAGCTTCTGAGGCTGATCTTGCTCGTCAGATGCAAGCTCAACAACTTAACCAAGCTCAAGATTTGGCTACAACTCAGCAGTCTTTACAGTTGGCGGGTCAGTTTGGTTTAGCTAATCAACAAGCGGCTTTGGAGGCCGCACGTGCCAATCAAGCAACAGGATTGACAGCATCCCAAGCAAACCAAGATGCTTTGTTAAGGGCTGCATTAGCTAATCAAGGTTATGACTTTAATGTTGGTCAACTTAACACACAAAATCAGCAACAAGTTAACCTTGCTAATCAAGCAGCTCAGAATCAAATTGCACAAGCTAATGCTCAAAATTTCTTGCAAGCTAACTTAGCTAATCAAGGCGCAGGATTACAAGCTAATCAACAACGTATTGGCTCTAGTGGATTGCTTGCTAATATTGCGGGTCAAGGCCAGCAGATGGGTTTTGCAGGTGCAAATCAACTTGCTCAACAAGGTGCTGTGCAACAA